GGCTTTCGCGCGCGCCGCCTTGGCTATGGCTTCGGGGTGACCCGCAGGAAGACCAGCAGCCATCTCAAGGACGTCCTCATCTTTTCCGTCCGTCAGCTCCGCCGTCTCTTCTTGGACCAGAGTCACGAGTATTCCGCACATCTGAATGACAAGCGCCTTCAGCTTTGCTGGTATTTCAGTGGCTTTATCATCCTCCATGAACTGCTCGAAGGCGACGGTGCTTTGCAGACTCTGAAGCTCATTGAGTAGATTGGCCATCCAACCCACTTGATGAAGCCCCTTCTGGAGATCAGTTGCGGGCGCGGCCTTTTCTTTCTTGTCCTTCTTCTTGCCTTTCCAGTCATCGGGAAGGGCATCCTCGGCCCCAATCGCCTTGGCGCGCGCAATGATGTGCGCTTTCACTTCCGGCTTAGAACCGGCACGGCCCCAATCATGAACTGCATTCTCCACATCCTTCTTCGTCTTAATTGGGAATGAGCCATCTTCCATGGCTTCCTTGCCGGCCATTTCCTTGTGCTCCTTGTCGGAATAATCCTTTTTCCCGAGCGCATCAGCAGCTGCTTTGTCGGCCTCTTCCTTGGCGGCTTTTTCCTTCGCGGCCATTTCGGCATCGTCTTTCTCGGCCTTTTCCTTCGCCTTTTTGGCCTTCTCCTCGCGGCGCTCCTTCTTGGCCTTTTTCTCGTCTTCCGAGTCGCCGTCCTTGTCCTCATCGTCCTCGGGCTTCTTAGCGGCTTTCAGTAGCTGATCCATTTGGGACAGCGCGGGTGCAAGCTCGGCTTGCTTTTCGAGGTGGAGATTATGGACTTCGGCTTCGCGCTTGCTGTCGAACGGAGTGCTGTCATTGGCGAGCCACTTCTGCACCGGCGCAGACTTGGGCTTTACTGCCTTGCCGTCCTTCACGAGCGCGGGCTTCGCATCAGTGGCAACCTTCGCCAGCAACGCCTTCTGCTCGTCCGTCGCCTCGCCTTTGGCATCCGCATCCTGAGCGGCTTTCAGCAATTCCGCATCGGCCTGCGCAATGAGCGCCTTCTGTTCGTCAGTTGCAGTGCCTTTTGCCAGCGCCTCTTTGGCGGCAGTGAGTGCCTTGGGGTCCATGGAATCCTCGTTGTGTGAAGGGGTGATGAATTTGCGCAGCTCGTGTGAGCCGTCCATTTTGATCGCGGTGAAAGTGGCCGTTGGAACACAGGGGTTATCGACGAGCGATATTTCGCTCAGCTCGGGAGTGAAACGCCAAAAACTGGGGTTATCCTTGTCCTGCCAGCGCTTCGTGTAAGAACCGCCGATGGAAAAGCCCGTATAGACACCTTCACGGCACTTTTCCCACTCATCCTCGTCGATGATCTTGGCCACGCCTTCGATGCGTTTGTTGTCGTCATCGAAGGAAATATCTGTGAACTTGCCAGCGGCCACCTTATCGTGCATGGCACGTACATTGCCCAGCGATTTTCCACCCGAGGCGGCCTTAATCTCGTCGGACCATGCCTGAACGGCAGGCTTGCCGGATGCGTAATCAAAAATCTCTCCCGACTTATCCGGGCATTCCTCAGTCAGAACGCCATATACCAAGCGTTTTTCCTCGTCGATCTTCGTGATCGGAAGAAAGAGACGAAGCTCGGACATCGGGGCGACTCATGGAGTGGGTTAAAAAACAAAAGGGCTGCCCGGTTAAGAGCGGCCCTCAGGGAACCAGCAACGAAAGGAAATCAGTGTCTCGTAGCGGTGTGCACGTTTAGCTCGCATAACTGCACAAACCGTTGCGCATCGACATCGCCCAGCTTTGCCGCGCGCTGAATACGCGCCAGCAGCATGAACTTCTGCACGGAGAGGATGTTTGGGTTGTTCGAGTTGAGGATGGCGATGATGTTCTGCACGACGCTACTCGTCTGCGTCATCCGTCTTTTTTGCCAGATAGATCGAAACCCATTGGCTGTCTTGACTTGACGAAAGGCAGACCTGTATGGTCGTAGACGACCGGTTGTTGCGGCTTATCCTGTTCGAGTACCGTTCTCACTTCCGGCACCCGACCGCCGTCAAACCACCAGTCATTCATCTTCGTCATCGTTTGAATCCTTCTCGTCATCGACCACCGACTCCGTATGGCATTCGCAATTTGGATGGGCGGTTTCGCAGTCATCTCCGCTTGGAAAGGAGTCTTCGACGTCGATTTCGCCAGCATCCTGATTTTCTTCGCAGATAGGACAAGGGTCTGAATCGCATACCCAAATCTTCTTCAGCTTCACGCCAGCCGCTTTCGCTTCCTTGTACCCCGCCAAGGCCCCCTGCCCGGTCGCCATCGCTACTTCCGTATCGGCGATCAGCGTGGCGCGTTCTTGGCCGAAAATGCCAGACGCCATAATCTGGTCGATGATATCCTCCCGCATCGCTCCGGCTTCAAGGCCGTCACCGACGATCGTGCGCAGCATGTCGCGCGTCGAGTCGTCGATATCGGTCACCAACTCGGCGGCGCGTTGTTTTGCATACGCCGCCGCGCGCTCATTCGCATGGCTGAAGAAATCTGTTTCCTCGGAGATTCCAAGGGAAACCAATTCATCACCTGCTCGGTCTGCCGCCACATTTTCAAGCCACGGATGAACGGCTGTGAGGCCAGCAAGTAATTCAAGGTCAAGATCGGTGACTATTCCATCGGATTCATCATCGCTATCGGCCTTGGCGAGTTTTCCCAGCGCTGTTTTTAGCTGCTTGGCTACCGACCTGCCGGTTTTCGCCAGAACCTTCGCGGCAAGCCGCTTTATGGCTCCGCGCGATTTCCGTGCCTGTAACCTGTCATGAGGAGATATGGATTGGGCTTTTTTTTTAAGCCCTTGGCCATTTTGCTGTTTGTGTCAGCATGGTCATCCGGCTGCTTTTGTTTAGATTTTGGGTTATTAGGCGCTTTCTGGCCGCCACCATCACCCCCGCTGTGTTCATCGTCTATCTGACGACCGCCATTGTGACCCATGCGCGCCGCTGCGGCATCTGACATAGCCTGCTGCTGTGCCTGATTGTCGGCGTCCTGCTCTTCCGGTGATTTGATGGCAACATATCCGGTTGCGGTGAGTGCCATCGGCACTGCGAAAGCACCCCCTAAAGCATCTTCGCCCATACCATCGCGCGCTTCATCGATGGAGATAATTCCTGCTTTAACATCGCCCTGCCGGATGGTCGCCGCCACCTCTGGGTCCATTTCGCGGTCGTCCTGATAGTCAAATACCAGATCAGGAGACTTGAAATCTTCGGCGATGATACGATTCCAGAATTTCCGGATGAACTTCATCAGCGGCGCAAGGCCTTCCTCGCGCGCCTGATCGTGCTGGTTTTCCGCTACCGCACGGTTATTCGCTTTCACCAGAGCAGTGGGCGATATCGAGAAGACGAAACAAATAACCCGTGTCAGGTAATCGTCATATTCATCCTTCAGTACCGGCTCTTTCGTGGCCTGGTACTTGAACTCACCGGGAAGAAACTTAAGATGACGGCGCTGCCCGAGATTCCCGGACATCATCGAATCCCACCACTTCTGGAAATCCGTGATCTGTTCTTGCGTCCAATCCTTCGGGAGCCCAAGGAAGGCATCGGGTTGACTGCCTTCGCGGTAGTATTCCAGCTGGGACAGCGCCCGCCGGATGGCAGTGTTTACCGTGATGATTATCTGCTCAACATGGGAGTAGCCGTACAGCTTGTGACTGCGTGGATTCCGCATCAGGTAGAGCAGCTCGTCCGAAGTGTAATCGACAGCCGGAACGCCTTTCAGCACTTCCTGATAAGCCGGATCGGGAGGTGAGGGCCGGAAGCCATAATCGTTAATAAGAGGCTTTATCCTCGCGCCGTCGATTATCCTAAGCGCGTAGAGATCACCCTTCCGGTCCGGCCAGCGATACACGCTCGCTGCGTCGATAACGAACGCGTCTTCGAGTAACATCCGCATCCACTGATCGAAGCCCCGTTCCTTATCGGGACTCTCCATGAACGCGGTAATCTTTTCGATACGCTTCTGCTGGTCTGCAGTAGCCGTCACACGCTTTTTGTCGCCGTCAATCGGCTTGACCTTTACCCCCCAGTCCAGTGCTTCGATCTGATCCTTGCGGGTTTCGATGACGGCGCGCAGGATGTCGCAGTTATCGGCAAGTCCTCGCATGTCCGCGAAGGAAACACCCTCATTGCCGCGCGGGCTGTAGTTAAGATTCAGTCCGGTGGGATAGTCCCACGTGCGGCCCTTGACATCCGCAGGGGCCACGGGCGGCAGAGGCTGCAACGGCGAAAACCACCCGTTTGGTGCGACGCCGGAGACAACGTAGCGCGCAGCCTGCGTCACGCGCCTGACGATGCCGGGGGAGATCGGCGTTACCTTTCCCCCTTCCGGCATGACCTACCTCGTGTAGTGGCTAGACGCCGAGCGAGACGGCGGGCGTATCCGCGTTAAGCGTGAGCGTCGCGCTTGCCGGGAATGTTGCGGGCAATGCGCCGTAGGTGGCTGCGACCGAGATACCCGTGACCGCCTCGCCCGATGCCACAAGAGCATGCGCCGCGGTGTCGTAGCCCAGCTCGTTCGAGATCGTTCCGGTGTAAAGCGTCTTCACACCCTCTACGCTCGGGAACGTGCTGGAAGCCGTAAAGATCGAGGCAATCCAGTACCAACCGGGGGTGAGGGTCGGAGGAACGGTAGGTGTGGTGGTGGAGACAGCCGTGCCGGTCAATCCCGTTACCGCGCCGGAATCATAAATAAGCGCGCCGGGATAGCCGTTGCTGTCGGCATAGATACCCAGATGCGCCGCGCCACCGGTCTGGCCGGTCGTGACGCTAAGATTCAGCGTGGCGACGGAGACAGCATTCGGAACATAGATCGGGTAAGCATAGAGCGTGCCCGTCACCGTCAGCACGGGCTCAAGCGTCGCGCCGGGCGGCAGGCCGTAGAAGCGGCCTTTTACCCACGGGAGCACCGGAGCATTTTCGGGGCTGGGGATCAGCGAGCAGCCGCCCTTCAACAGGTCGGTTACGTCAGTGCCGACATTAACCGGCGTAACAACGCCATTGACGGCGGTGTACGTGTTCCCGCTCTGACACTGCTGGGTGTAATTGGGCTGGCCCGTGGGGGCCTGTAGGGTCGTAGTTGCCGTCATAAGAACTCCTTGCGTGAGGTTTATGGTTGTTTCGTCTTTTCGGTAGATTTCTGTGCGGCCTTCGCCTGCGACTCCGCGTAGCCGAGCCAGCCGGCACCGGGAATGGGCTGCAGGATTGCGTTTACGGCACCGGCGAGCGCATCGACCTGATCGTCGTGGCCTTTCGTGGGAGGAAAATTCTCCAGCTCGCTGAAGAATGTTTCGTTCCACGCGCCCCGCACGACCTTGATATTGCCGACTTCAGCCTGCGAAGATGCCGGACCGGCACGCGTTACTTTATCGCCGGTCTCGCGCTCTGAGTGGACTATGTAGCCCGCAAGCTGCGTCGTCAGGTATGTTGACTGCGACTTTCCGGCCTGTCCGGGATCTTGGGGGATTCGTATCCTTACGACCTTGCCGTCACCCGCAGCGATATTACTTATCGCGGTCTCCACGGTACGAGGGCTGCCCTGGAACCGCTCGACGTGCTCGACATAGAAGATTCCCCTGCCATCCCTCGAAAGCTTAAGGCCCACGGTCCAGTCGGGATCGCTGCCCTCTTTCTTTTCCGTCGCTGCCAGGTCCCAGCTTCTGATAGCTGGAAGCCCGGCAGGTGCGGCGTCTATCACCTCGAAATAGCTGCGCTTGAAATATAGACCGGCGCTCGGCCTGATTTTCCAGTTGCCCTTAAGAAGCCTCTCACGCTCGACCAGGGTCTGGGCTTTAAGATTCGCCTCATAATCCGGGTCCTTCTCCATGAGGATTTTGTTGTCCTCAAGCTTCGAGAGAATAAAGGTAACCGATTTAGGCTCGTTGGCCTTGGTGCCCGGACTTCCCGCGATCAGTTCTTCTTTGCTATCGCCCCATACAAGGTCGTCGCCACGGCGGATAAACCACCGGACCACGCCGCTGCGTTCCTGTATCGCATATCCGGTATCCGGGTCAATCCACCAAGCGATGAACTCCGCCACCCAGCTATCTGCATCGGGATTCGTCGTTGCGCGGATATAAGGCTTGACGCCGCATGTCGTGCGATTGCGGCTCAGCATGTAGAAGAACTGCGTTTTCGTGAAACCGGTCAACTCGTCAAAGCCGATGAACGGTATCTGTGCGCCCTTCCAAGCGTATTTTGTGGATTCCTTTTCCAGATGCGAGAAGCTGACCCGCGCGCCGGAAGGAAATCGCCAGTCGAGATTCTGTTCTCTCGGAACAGCCCCCGGAATCTGTCCATAGAGGCCTGAGCTTTCATCCCACAAACCGCCCTGCTTGCGGATTTCGACCGATTCGCGCCGAAAGATTACTGCGCCGAACTTGGGGTTCGCCATGTGGCGGAGCGCTTCAAGAAGCAGCCCGTATGATTTGCCGCCACCCGCAGCACCACCAAAAATAACGATGTCGGCCGGAGTGGACAGGAAGGTCTCTTGCGGCCCTTCCTGCGGCCTAATTTCCGTCGCGTCCATTGGACGGCAGGTAAATCACGGGCGCCTGCAGGTCCTTGCCGTCCTTGCCAGTGAATTGGTTTTCCTGCGGCAGTTTGCCGTCGATGTTCTCCGTCGCATATCCAATGGCCTGCATGTCGCCTTTCAGCGCCTTCTTAAGTGCCACTGCGGCGATTAACTGCGCCACCGTGGGCTCGTTCTTGCCGAGTGCGTTGATTTCCTCGATGCTGTGATTGGCGAGATATTTCACTGACTGACGGATGGACCATTTGGCCGGACCCTTCTTTGTCGCCTTGCGTGGGTCGGGACCATCGGGATCGCCGAAGCGATGCCCTTTCGATGCATCGGCTGTCAGGTTGTGGCCTCTCTTTCCCATCGGTCGTACTCAATACTTAATAAGTTGATGTTCTGGTATTAATGACTGAACGCCCGTTCATTTCTTCTTGGGGTTCTTCTCGGTAAGAATACTGAATTCGTGATTGCACTTCGGGCAGTGCACGATGCGTGAGTCTTCCTCATCCGCCCCGGCTCCGGCCTTGTCGTCCTCCGGCCCGGTCTCTTCGCCCAGCCCCAACCACTTCTCCGGCATGCCGAAGTCCGTAAGCTCCTCGATGCTGAAATCCGCACTCAGCAACTCGAAATCCCATTCCCCGAACGGGAGATTATCCTGGATCAGCAGGCGTCGGAATTGGTCATCCGTGAGGTCGCGATTGGGAACCAGGACCGGCACTTCCCTGATTTTCAGTTCCTGAAATATCTTCAGGCGCTGATGGCCGCCGATGATGCGCAAGTCCTTCGTTGCAAGGACGCGCTGATGGTAGCCGTTTTCCGTGATGCTTTTCTTCAGGCGCTCATAAGCTTCCGTCGAGATCCTGCGTGGATTCCGTTCAAACGGCGTGAGGTCTTTGACCTTAACCGTCTTCTCGGTCCACTTGATCACACGAAATCTCTGAAATGAATTAAAATGGTGGTTTGGGCGACTAACCCCGCGCAAGGTGAAGTCGACTCCGCCGCCTGGTTGCTTGTTTTTCTGTTTTTCGCAGCGGTAAAGGCAGTTTCCAACGCGATGACCGAACTACGGTCTCAGGAGGTCGACATGATGGCAAATGTTAAATCGTTCGCAGCTGGGGTGGTAGAAACCATCTGGGCGGTTGGAGCCGGCGTCCTCGCGGCCTGAAGTTTTTCCCGCACTACTTCGAATCGACGATCCCGTTCAGCTTGCGCCACGCCGCGAGCTTGCGCTCATAGGCAAGCTGCTTCATCTCGGATTCCTCGCGGGTCATGGTCGTGCGCACCACGGGCTTATCAAGGGTCGCCGAGATGCGTACCGCCTGGCAGGAGCCGGGGTCGAGAACAGAGGGCGGCGAGACACTGGATTTCAGGAAGGCCATCACGGAATCTTACCGGAGGCCAGCGCAAAGGCAATAAAAAAGCCGCCTAAGGGCGGCCATATTTTTGAGACACGAAGTGCGTGTCAGTGAAAGCACTCTAGCTCACCCATCTGTAATTTGCAACACATTTTCTGCATCTTTAAAAAAGTAGCAACTTTCCATAGTCTTTCGGCATCTACGTTATTGACGGAGGCTGACTCAATGAATCGCCGTAGCTTTTTGGGCTACATGAGCCTCATTCCGACGCTGGCTCACGCGCAGGAAACCGAAGGAGTCAACACGTTCTCAGAGGACCTGTCCTTCTTCTCCGCTAGTCCAAACGATCCCGATCGTTTTAAGCTCTGTCGGAAGCGCTTCCCAATAGTCGAACACGACTATTTCTATCAAGGCAAGCGGATTGCACTCTTGTCAGATATGCTCCATGTGTCAGCGAACATCCACGACATTGATCGCCGGTATGTTCGGGTCGCAAAAGACGGCACGCACACGTTTTACTTCAAAAGGCGCCCTCTTACACACGACCAAGCAGATTTTTGGCGGGGTGTGTTCATTAAGTATCGCGACAAGGCGGACTGGCTTCCACATTATTCGGTTGACGCCGCACTACTATTTGCTACTTGGATCGTGAGCACTGAGCTGGAGCCAGTAGTTGGGTTCGCGACTGGGGCCGTGGGCCTCTGGGAGCTTCTAACTAACGCATATAACGACTTCAGAGGAACCAGAGACGCACAGCACATCATAGATACGGCTAAGGGTGGTGTTAGCTTTATTTTTTCCCAGCTAGAATTCAAGCCGAACGACCCCCAGCACTGTGCCCTCGGAGTCTTTTACCAAGGCAACACTAACGATCGTGCAATCGCACTTTGGATGCAGACGTACCATAACATGGTAGGTTTCCCGCTCCGCCCGGACCTTATCGAAGGCTGGTCGTAGCTCTACTCTCAGACTCATTTTGCCGCGCGTATTCGCACAAGAATCGCCTCCCTCGCCTCCGATACCGCCTTATCCAACTCTTCGAACGCATATTGAATCCTCGGCCCGAGGCCATACAGCGCGCTGTAATCTGCTTCGCCCAAGAAATTGCCGTCGATATCCGGCTCGCAGAAACATACGAGGCTTACCAGCTTCCAGGACGTGCTGTGCCGCTTTATCACCCGCTCCGTGTTGATGAACAGCGTCATGGCGTCTATACCGCTGTCTCCCTCGCCAATATCGTTGTAGATTCTGCCCGCCGTTCGCGAAAACGCGCAATCGCGTATCGTCATGATGCGTTTGCCGCTGTCGTGGTGCTGCTGCTCGATGATCCCCCTTCGAAGGCACTGGTCGAGCGGGTGCTTGCTCTTCACAAGGATGCTGCCGTTGTTGTATTCCACGCTGCCGCGCGCTACCAGCGGGTCCGCATATGCCTTCACCTGCTTCGGCGCCAGTTGCTCACGCATGTCGATGAAACCCGTTTCCTCCACGGCCGCGGCTATCCCCATAGGCTTGTCCTCCTGTTTGTTTTTCATGCAAGCGTTTCCCAGTTCAGTTTCCGCTCCGGCCCGCGCACGCGGATGATTTCACCGGTCTTCTCGCGCCACATCTGGCGGTATTTTTCAACCTGAGCATCGAACCATTCACCGGAGATACGCTCCGCTTCGAACGGTGAGGCGTTCTGAAGTGTGCAGAGCAACTGCGGGTCGCGGCTGAATTTGCGCAGGCAGGCGAGTTCGCCGTGGTTGTGTTGATAGGCGTGTTCGTGGAACGTCATCGGAACACAGGAAAACGGCGCTTTGTAACCCGTTCCGAACGTCGCCGCCCGCCGGACATGGCAGGCGATATTTCGCCATTCCCCGAGGTCCGGCATCCATTCGGAGAATTTACCACTGAGGCAGCTTGCGAGAGTTTCGATCCAGGAGCGGAAGGCGGCATCGGTCATTTCACTTGTGCTCCACGAAGGAGAATACGAAAAATATTACTGCAGCGACGTATGCCCCGAAGCGATCATTGGCACTCACAGCGCCAAGCCAGCCGAAATACGCGATGGCGGCCAAAATCATCCAGTATTGCTCACCAGTCATGCCGCCTGCCCTTTCCTGAATTCCTCGATGTCCGTCATTTGCTGGCTACCCGCTTGTTTTGGTTAAGCTTCTGCTCGATAACCTCTTCTCTGGTCATTCCGGCATACGGGCTGGGAGCGGACACAGCAGGTTTCGCCAGTGGTTTCGTCTTCGCGCCCAAGAACCGGCTATACGCCTCTGGAACAGCGTCATCGAAATATTTAAGGGATTTCGGCTTCTTGCCGCCGTCCTTCAGCATTCCGGCCATTCGTTCCAGAAACAGCGCTTTCAGGAAGGGAATGTCTGCGCCGATGCCAAGGAAACGCTCGGCATACACCCGGTCATCGGCAGCTGGGAAAGCGCGCTGGTGTTCCTTCCCAAAAACCTCCACCCTTGCCGCATCGAACGCACGGATTACCAAAAGCACCGGGTCAGGTGGCGCGGCGTCTTCAGACACTGCACTATCCGTTGTTTCTTTCTTGCTTTCTGAAGTAGAAGACTGAAGATCGAAGATAGAAGGGCCGTCATCTTGCCGATGGGATGTTATTTCCTTCCCGCTAGCGTGGTTTTCACCAACCCGGCGGCATGGTGAAACAAACTCATGCGGCAAGGTGTCCTTTTTTGCTTGATTACAAGGCCTGCACGCGGGCACAAGATTTTCGATGGCATTCTTACCGCCCTTACTGACGGGAATGTAGTGGTCCATCTCCCAATCATATTGAAGTGAAGTTTCGCAGTAGAAACAGGTTCCCCCGGTTTTCGCGTGGACTTTCTTTCGCAATGCAGGCCTGTGCAGGCCATACGGTGATTGTTTCTTTTTCTCGGCGGTAAAACGAGTGGCTACGCCAGCATTAGCTTTGATGTATTCATCACGAACCATTCGGCTTGAATACCAGAGTGGCCCCGGCTGATTGGCAACGAGAATGACTTCGGCCCCTTCTGAACCGGCGTGTCTCGGGCGAAAGCCAAACGGCTCGACCTGCTCATCGATATCTGCGCCCTTCATTACACCCTTAGCGACGATGGCACGCAGTTGTGCCACCTTACACCCAACCGCTTGAGCTATTTCTTTTAATGTCCATCTGACTACCCCATACTCTTCCTGGTCATGGAGGAGACACATAACGTCTATCCAAATACCCTTTTCTTCATGGGTACAGCGCCGAAGATTCGAATTACTCTGCCAGTCACCGACATAAAATTGGAAGGAAGGGCGCTTCATGCGGCGACCTCCAAACGTTTCCCCTTCCGGCAATTGCAAGTGCGGCACAGGGTCTGAAGATTCTGCATATCATCCGCGCCGCCATTAGCCCGAGCCTTTATGTGATCGACCGTAAGGTCCTCTGTGGCGTCACACTTTACGCATCTGAATCCGTCACGCCTCCAGACGGCCAGCATCGTGGTAGCCGAAAGCTGCTTCCTAGTCGGAGACTTGGCCGATTTCTGTGGATTCGGCCACGTCAGAAATTCGCCGCTATGCGCTTCGTACCAAAGATTAGCCACGCCCTCGGCGCAACTATCGCAAACATGTAGCCGAAACTGGTACATGAATTGGGCTGTCTGGGACTTCCCGCAAATGAGGCAGTGGAATGGATCTTGGCTCATGGCGCTCTCTCCCACCCATACGCCGCATAGGCCGCGTCGCGTTCTGCGGCGGTCAGACCCTCACATGCAACCCAATTTTCAATGGCAAAGCGTCTTTCGGCCGGCGTGCACCGTTCCAGCCTCAGAACTAATTCCATGCCCTTTCTGAATCCCTGCAGCCTAAGATCCTCCTCCCACTCGTGGCGAGAAGTGCGGGGGAAATCTTGCATGCGGATAACTTGCGCGCGAAACACGGTGGGGGGCATCATGCGCCTCCTTTCACGGTCACGTTCCGTGGCGGATGTGTGCCGATGGCATAGCCAGGTGGATATTTCGTCACCTTGGCGCCGGTTTCTGGGTCTTTGTATTTTCCGGTGGGAACGGGTACGTCAATCTCCTGTTCATGGCCCCAGGTATTGCGCACGGTCTGCTTGCGGAATTTCATCTTGGGCTGTTGCGCCGCCGGTGCTACCTCTACGGCAGTCGCCTGTTTCTTCTCCGGCTTCACTGGCATCGGCCAGCCATCCTCGTCTGATGGATACCCATTTTTGACCAGCTTGATATGCATGGCTTGAACCTGCGTTCCAGTCTTTCCCAACACGGAAGCAATTTCTATCCACCGTTTGCCGGCGGCTCGCATGGATAGGAGCTGTTGCTTTTGTTTAGGCATCCAGGACCCCTTTCTGGATGCGGGCTTTTCCTTCAGCGCGGCCCCCCCCCGTCCTCACCGAATCATTTTTACCGCTTGGGTCCTCTTCCCCGGCCGGGGTGCCATTCTCTTCTGCTTGGGCCATTTCCGGGCCAGCAAAGCGGGATTCATCATGGGATAGCGCTTCGGCGGGAAGTTTCCGAATCATCCCGGAGAGATTCGACACATCTACTACCGCCTTTCGGTCGCCGGTGATCACTGGCTCTATCCGCTCGCACGCGCACGCAATTTCGGCATCGATAATGGCCTGCGCCACACCGGTTATGTCGGCATCGGCGCCCATGGCCTTCAAGTAGCCCTTGAGCGTCGCAGCGTTTATAAGCGTCTGGAGAGATTTCATTCTGAATCGCTCCTCTGCGCCCGCTCCTGCAGGCGCTTGAGCTTAATGTCCTGCTGGTTCAGCTTGATGTGCACTTCCCGCATTTCCTTGTCGTTGGCGTTGTGAGAATTCTCAAGCTTTCGCAGCCGCTTCTGAAGCTGCTCCAGCGCGTACTGGGTCACATCGATTTCGTTGAGCGGAACGCCCTTGGTGCGCTTGGCGACGGTGCCGAGCTTTTTTCGTGCTGGTTTGGCGAGGGAGAGCGTCATTGCGGCCATATCTCCTCCGGAAGAGCGATGCCTTCCTGCGGTGGCAGCATCTCTCTGCATGTAACGCACTGCACCGGAAACAGCCCGAGCCGGTGCAGCGTCACTTTCCCGTCCGCGAGCTTCGTCAGCCCGCAACCCGCTTTATGGGGCAGATGCAGCGTTTGGTAGCTGGCGGATTTTGGTTTTCGGGAAGTGGGTTGGGTCATCGGATAATCTCCACCTTCAGGCCCGTGTATGCCTCCAGAAGTTTCCTCTTTAAGCGTGACAGAGGGTTGTCGCGGCCCTTGACATCGATTAGGTGATATCTGGCTTCGGATATGTCCCTATAGGAGAAGTCCATCTCTACATCGCAGACCTTCACGCCCTTGATCTCGATCGGAAACTTTGGATGCACCTTGAGTTCGCTGATTTCGCCCGCCATCACGCGGAGCTTTAGATTGCCGGCATAGTAGTCGCGCTCGTGTTTACTATCGAACCAGAAGCCGTCCAGCTCACAGCGCACGTTTCCGTATTTCTGCCGCTTGATCTTGCCAAGCCCCATCGCCTCGCGCGCCTCATCTACCGTGAGGGTGCCCGCGCCTTGGTACGCGGCGGCAAGAGCCGGGCTTATGCGGACGCGCTCTGTCATTGGACGACCCATGATGGATTTGCGTTGATTTGCGACTTCCCCTTTGCCTTCAACCTGATGTTGGCCTGCCTGATGAATTCCGGAAGCTTGTATGGGCCATTCCATCTGCCCATGTCCCAGAACTCATGACCCTTCCACGTATGGCGGTAATGCCCCTTGCCGCCGAACGCTTCGATGGCCTGATGGACGACATTCGGGCGTGGCACCCTGTCATCGTCATTGGCGAACTTTCCAAACAGCGCCTCTTCATAAGCACTTGCGCGCATCAGCTTGCCCTTCTCATTGCTTTTGTTTTTAAGAATCCATCCACGGCCTGAAGACCGTAGGAGAGTGCGGAATACGAAGGGTCCCAGGCGGCCTTCTCGGCATAGGCCGTCACTTCCTCGCCGAAGCCCGCGGAATCACCGATCGCCAACAGGGCGATGGCATTGCTGAGAACCATGCGGTTATTGCGGCCATCGTGGGCGATAACGCCCCCACCGTGCTTCGCCAGCTCGCGCGCGCGAGCGTCATGGGCGGCATAAGCGTCCATTTCAGCTTTGTAGAGTTCGCGAGCCGACAGCGCCGATCTTCCACGGCTCGCAGCTACAGCGTCTTGCCATGATTTCTCGGAAACCATGCAGGCACTCCCCGTTATTGACCCGTTATTATTTGTTCTGGCGGTAGGCCCGGTCTTTGCCGGTGTTTTATTCGTTGACTTTCTTAGGCGTTTCCATCGGTGGGCACATGCTTGAGGGCAAATTCCTTCTCAAAACTCCGCAACTCGGCATCAATCAGATCCATCCGGCGCAGATCGGCATCACTGGGTTCCAGACCCGGATCGAGAATATTCATGATGCTGGCAAAAAGGTGTTGCGCGCCGCCGAAGAAAGCCATCCGCATCTCATCAACCTGTATCTGCGGCGCGTCCCTCGGGATGACCAGCAGGCGAAACCCGGCGAAGCCACCTTCGATAACCTTTCCGGCGTCGCTCAAATCCTTCGTGAGCTTGCTGGCAATCTCTTGGACGGTCGGTTTCATGCTGCTTGTCCCACTCGGCTTTGATCGTCACAGTTGGAATGCCATATGCGCGTGCCTTCCCAATCCCCAATTGCATCAATTCCCTTGGGAAAGCCGCGCTTGCCGCATTTACCGCATTTATCCCAATAACGGCGCTTGAGGGCTTGCCAAGGATGAATCTGAAGCCGCCAATGCCATACGTGCCAGCGCGGATGCCTGTACCAAGGCAGATCGGCCCGGAGTATCCAGCCATAGATGATAGAAGCGAACCGCTCTATCCTATCCTCTTGTCTCTCCTGGCCATATTTGCAGGTCATCAACTCGAAGAGCGAATCCGTGGGATTCTCGGCAAACATGATAATTTCATAAAGGTGTTTCCGCATAAAGTTGCGCGGGCGCTCCCAGCCTTCTCCCCCCAAGTGACTCCACAGGGCGCGTTGAAACATTGAGAGAGTTGTGCCAATGACGGAAAGGATGGGCTGGCCATCCTCCTTAAACCAGTCTTTCCATTCAAACTGAAAATCCTTGATGATTTTTGCGAGGACGGCCTTGTCGCCATGTTTGGCGCGCTTAAACCAGCCACACGAATCATCGGTTCCGTCGTGTTCCGGATCTCTATGCCAGATTGTAATGAACGATCTGCGGTATCCCATAGGCCATAGCTTGCTCGGGGGTTCTGAGGCCCACGGATATCGGATTTCGTGCGCGACGGTCATGGGGTCATACATTGCTGATTCCTTCACTGATTCAGTTAAAGCAGGCACGGCACTCAAAGACTGCGGGCATCACCCTTTCTTCACCGGAACCCGAAGGCTTAACCCCTCGGCATCGGCTCACGCGGCGTGTGATGCGCCACTAGCGCTTCAGCTTTCCGCAGTCTCCACGCCCTTCCGGGCATTCGTTATGCGGCCTCCTTCGCCGGTTCCGGCTTATTTCCCCGGATATGGTCACGAATGGCAATTGCTTCATCGATCCAATCCAGCGCGGCTTTCGCAAACGGACTGGTTTCCGGTGTGTGGCCAGGGCGAATTTGCATGAACCATTGCTCGCGCAATGAGCCGGAATCAGCGATAAAGGCGCACCCATTTTCCTGAATCTTGCCGCCGCTGGAGATTTCAACGCCGCGATGCTTTGCAATAGTGCCAGCGAGACAGGCGCATTCTCCAGAGTAAGTCGAGCCGTCAATTTTCCCCGCGTTGAGCATATCGCGTAGGTTCTCAAGCTCATCTGGAAGCTTGAGAACCTCCGCAATGAGGTCAGCTTTAAATCCGCGCAGGTTGGAGTCGCGCAGGTCGGAGCCGCTCAGGTTGGAGCCGCTCAGGTTGGAGCCGCTCAGGTCGGAGCCGCGCAGGTCGGAGCCGCTCAGGTCGGAGCCGCTCAGGTTGGAGCCGCTCAGGTCGGAGCCGCTCAGGTCGGAGCCGCTCAGGTTGGAGCCGCTCAGGTTGGAGCCGCTCAGGTTGGAGTCGCGCAGGTCGGAGCCGCGCAGGTTGGAGTCGCGCAGGTCGGAGCCGCTCAGGTCGGAGCCGCTCAGGTTGGAGCCGCTCAGGTTGGAGCCGCTCAGGTCGGCCTTTTTCGCTATCGCATCAAGCACGCATTCCCTGTGGGAAGCATACTCACCTTCAAAAATGATCCGATCCGACCAACGAGCCGTGATCTTGAAATGTTTCTTTGTTGTTTCCATAAGGCACGGCTCCTTTCGTTTGGGTTGATAGGCACGATGCCCGATATTTACTTACGCGTCGGGTGCCGCGCGTTGCCCCTTAGCCTGGGCGGGGCTTTCGTCAGGACGATGCCGCCGTAGAGCCGGGAGCAGTTCCGGCGGGTGCAGCCGGCGTTCCCTGTGCGGCAGTGATAAATGCCTGCAGTGCAGCAGAGGTATCGGCAATCGTCGCCTCATCCGCTCCCTCTTCGGAATCGAGCTTGGTGAGGTGCGCGTCGATGGTAGCCAGGTGCGCGGCGTTGTTGGTGCTGTTGGCAGCGGTGGCGGCAGCGAGCTGCTGGCCGAGGGCGGTGAGGGCGTCTACGAGTGCGGACATATCGGTTCTCCTGTGTTTGTGTTTCATTGAAAATCCCTGTTTTGGGTTGAGGCACGGCACGCTTGTGAGTATTTATCAGACGCGCATCGGCATGATCACGCAGCGCACGCCATCAGCCTCAGATGATGTCAGCAGGTGCGGCTGGTTCTCCGCGTTCGTCTTGCTATCGATGCAGATATCCACCGCGGAATTGTTCAGCGCCTTGAGTGCATCGATCAGATACCCGGCATTCAGGCCGGTTTGCAGCCTTACGGTGCCCTTGGGAATCAGCTTTTCGTAATCCGGGAAGTCCCCATCGACGGTTGTCGTGATGTATTCGAATTCGAAGAAATCGAATCGGATGTTGCCGCCGTCATCAATTACCTGCATGGTGAGGAATGGCGCATCCTTCGTGCCCGGAATCACCTTGATGAGATGATCGATTGCATTACGCGGGCAGATCACGGTAAAGGGTTCGAGGTTTTCAGATAGCTCCGCCTCGACATCGAATATCTGTTCTTGCAGGATATGGCCGTTTGTGGCGCAAATCGTGACGCGCTGATTGTCGTACCGGATGAAAATGCCATTCAGGTAATAGCGCTCTACTTCCGTACTCATAAACGGTTTCATCTTCTTCAGACGGGCCTTGAAGTCTTTGCCGTCCAGCTTGATGAGGGGGTAGCTCCGGCCTTCTTCTTCGGGAGGGAGTTTTTCGGCGGCAGCAGTCATGGAATCCTCATTCGCTTTGGGTTGTGGTGAAGTGCGGTGCCCACCTTCAGCAGCCTTCTTGAAGTGTTCCTTCAGTTTCTTCTCAGCTGCCTTGTCAAACGGCATCTCCGGGCCATCACCGATTTTGATGGTGCATTTGACGGCGGAGCCAGGGGCATCCTCTTCAGCCATCGCCCGCAGGCGCTCAGCAGCAGCTTCTGTGGAAACACGGTGGGGGGCATCTGTGGAGGGGGTCATTTCTTCCTCCCCATCGGGGTAGGATTCGCGATATCTGGCCAAAGTGGTGCCTTATTGGAATCACACTCATCTGCCTTGTTTGTCGGCGCTGGGAGCGCCTTCAGGAAAGCAAGGTACGCATCGGCGCGCGCCGTCACCCACTCAGATTCGTCAACAAGCACACCTTGGCCGGGAACCGGCTTATAGAACTCATTAGCGGCCTTAAGCGCTTCAATCCGCAAAAGTTGGTCAGGGGTGAGGGATGCGGAGGTCATGCGGCGGCTTGTTCTGTTGAGGGGGTCTTACTGGAGATTTCGAAGAAATGCCGTTGATGCACCGCGCCTTTTGTCCAGGCACGGATACGACGCAATTCTGGCAGGAACGGTAGACTTCCGCGCATGATTCGCTGGGCCCGATTGACATTAACTTTCAAGACTGCGGCAAGGTCTTCGATATCTTTGCCATGGGCTGTCATCCACTGGCGAAGCACTACGCCTCTGTCGGGCGGGATCGGCTTTTTCCGGACTCGCTGTATCGGAAGGCCGATGCGGTTGTAGGACCGTTCCTCCTTCCACAGAAGTGCGATAATTTCCAGCTCCCGCGCTTTAGCGATTTCGATTGAGTCGCACAACTCTATTATCTGGAAGACAAATGCTTCGTCGCCAAACCGCACGAAATCATTTATCATCTCAATTCGGCGGTGGTATTCGCCGCGCATTCCGCGCGCATGACACCACATCCGCCGATAGACGTTCTCAGAAGATCCGACATAAACCATGTTGGCCGGGACGCAAGTAACTGCGTAAACGCCGATCACTTCCTTGCGGTGGAATTGGGTCGCCATCGCCTTCAGTTCGCTAATCTTGAGCACTGGATGCCGGCTCGTAAGGATTGGAGTGTTGCGACCGTTCATGCCGCCCTCGCTTTCCGGGGCGTGAGTGTCTTTTCCATCTGTGCAAGCACCCTGCGAATCGGCTCGATTCTATGCAGGATCATGACGCGGCACTTTTCTGAAAGCCTGCTCGCCTCCGCCAGCGCTGCCGGGTCGTCTATTTCGGATACAATTCTGCACAGCTCGCCATGCGCTGCGGTCATCATGTGTAGCTTACGATTCAAGTCTTCGTCATCTTCTGGGTCGCGGCGCGACGATGACATCTTGGCATGATCAGCCAGCGGCGTTTCTCCAACCTTCTCGGCGCACATGGCATCTAATTCCGCAGCTTGGCCATAGGTAATGTTCAACTCGTCAGGCGTTGCCGCATCGCAGCGGTCATAAATCGTCCAGACACTCACGCCTAAGAATTCTGCGCACACCTTTGCAGTGAGGATGTCCTTGACTCGGCTGAATGCGCCACCGGGGCTATGAGGACACCGTTGCTTCATCCCAAACGCCCCATGTGATTGGAATTGCCTTTACACTCCCGTTTCGGCACAACCGCGGTTGCGGAGGCCGGGTAGAAGTCACCCATGATGATTGCGCCCTCAGTCCATTCACAGATGCGCGGAGCTTCTTCTTTATTTGGAAGCGCGCCTTTCCGGATGCGATGAGCGCGTGTCCGATCACGGCAAATGACTTCCGCCAGGTCAGTGGTCGATTTATGATTGGCGATCATCCAGTCATTCAATTTCGTCATAAACGACTATGTTTCACATAATGCAACATGCGTCAAGGGAAATGTTTCAAACTATGCACTCACAATGCGTTTCGAAAAATGAAACTTTCACTGTCATGCCAAGAACTCAGGGTCCTTACGCCAACAACTTGCAGAAGCTGCGCGTGCAAAATGGATTGACTCAACAGGCCATAGCGGATGCGACGAATACTAACAGGGGCCATATTTCAAAGCTGGAGGCGGGCAAGATCGGTATGAATGAGGAGTGGATACGAAAGCTTGGCGGACGATTCGGCTGGACTCCATCGGAGCTTCTGGGGCATTTGCGGGTGCCCATCATCGGCGAAGTCGGGGCGGGTGGTGAGGTTTACCCGATCGATGATCTTCCGCTGTTGCCACGCAATATTAATCCCGCTGAACAAGATTACGTAAACTGTGAATGGGTTGATGCGCCACCCGGAATCTACCCCACTGGCATTGTCGCCGTGCGCGTGAAAGGCAATTCTATGATGCCGTTCATGCCGCCAGGAACCATCGTATACTACGCGGAACGGTTCGACGGCGGAGCACCCGACCATTGCCTTTCCACCCTTTGCGTGGTACAGCTCCGGGACGGCAAGACCCTTCTTAAGATGGTCCGCAAGGGCCAATCACATGGAAAGTTCGATCTGCAGAGCTACAACATGGAAATGATTACAGACGTTGAGCTTGCATGGTGCGCGCCGGTCATATTCATCAAGCCATTTCTGAGGCAAACTTTATGAGATCCGTTATCGCCGGCGCATGTGCGCTGCTCCTCTTTCTTTCGGCATGCCACCAGCCAGGCCAGAGCCAGTACGGCTATCAGGATGTCGGCAAGACGACGGTTGTCGAGTACGGCATCATCTCGGATGAGCGACCGGTGGATATCACCGGACAAAATAGCGGAACGGGGGCAATGGCGGGCGTAGGCGCCGGGGCGCTCGCGGGTTCGGCATTCGGACAGGGGCGCGGAACGCTAGGCACCATGCTTGTCGGCGCTATCGTCGGCGGTTTGGCTGGCGCTGCTGCGGAACAGGCGTTGGCTGACCGCAAGGGCATCGAATATACGATAGACCTCGACCTAAGCAAAACCATCACGATTGTCCAGAACATCAAGAAAGAAGACAAGCCGCTTAGCGTCGGAGAGCGGTGCATGGTCCAGACTTCCGGCCAGTATCAGCGCGTTCTCCCCTCACACAAGCCGTTCCCGGATGAACAACCGAAGCAGAAGAAGAAGCATCACCGCGATGAAGATGATGACGACGACGATGAGCAATAGCAGGGGCATCGCCGTCCACTTGCGCCTGGTCGAGCCCGAGCCAAGCGAACCCGACTATTCTCCGGAAAGTGGCTCTGCGGCGCTCGCGGTCATTCTCGCCATGGCCATGGCGACTGGCGTTTTCGCCGGCATTCTCATCGGCTGGATGATTTGGGCCTAACCGCCTTACAAGTACCATGTAACTCAAGCAGGCCATGTTGTACGGTTAAACTCCGCAACTAAAACAGCGGCTTATAAATATGTTGCATTAAGTGAAACATTTCCCTTGCGGGATGTTTCAGATTATGCAACGTTACACCTCACATAACCAGTGAGGCCCCCATGTTACCCACCCAACCTGAAACCTTCGAGCAGTTTTACGCTCGCATCTCGGCGAATCGCAAGACGGAGATACTCGCCTGCACCGATCCGGTGAAGCGTGCGGAGCTTCAGAAGTGGGATGACCACTTCGAGGCGCAATGGAAGGCCGCGTGGCAGATAGAGCAGAACCGTAAGGCCGGTTTCCAGTCTGCCGTGACGGAAGAAGAGCAGCGCGACCGCCGCGACCAGCACAAGGCCGAGAACTGGAGCCGTCGCGAGGTAAGCGAGGACAACGGCACGTATCGGGTCATCAACGGGGAGGCGGCATAACATGGCGCAAGCAAAGCACTCTCCCGCTCCTTGGAAGAATGGTCGCGATGCCAATGGCGAAGTCGTCATCTGCCAAGCCGATTACAGCACTGGCCCTGATCGCAATGAAGAGTACCAGGCGAATCGTGCGTTATTCGATGCTGCGCCGGATTTGCTGATCGCCCTGAAGGCCATAGCGAGCAGTCCGACTGCTGGCGAGTACGAGTCCGAGTATGACGGTCGAGTATATATCCTCTGTTCCGGCTGCAATTTTCAAGATGATGTTCGCCCTCAACACGCCGAAGATTGTGTCTTCGTACAAGCCCGCGCCGCCATCACCAAAGCCACAACAACCAATGGAGACCAATCATGAAAGTCCTCGACAAAGGCCACAAATACGAACTCGACCACCTCGACGGCGACGGCAAGCAGCTCTTGCAATTCTGCAACCGCGAGGCCGGTACGGAAGCCGAGGGCGTCACCACGCAGGAAGTCATCCGCTGTCTGATTGACCGCACCTGGTACTGCAATGACTGCCTGCCGTGGACCGGCAATAAGCTCATCGTTGACCACCTTCGCATGGCGCTGATGCTCCATGAGGTTCGCGCCATGATCCGCAAAGTCGAGAAAGGCGAGCTTGAGCCTGAAAGGCTGGCGGTCGGCAAGGATGGCCATTTCATTTTGTCCTGCGACATCTACGGGACATTGAGCGGCTATGCCCGCATGCCTGATACCGACACGGAAACCGGCAGCCTCAATCCCGGCACGTGCAAGCATTACGAGCTGCGCAGGCAGGGAGGTAAGTAGCCATGACCAAGCTCGCACATTCATCCACCGACGAAATGATGGACGTCATCGAACGCGATGCCCGCGTCCGTGAGGATGCCGAATCCGCAGCGATGGATGAATCCGAACTGCGGGCAGAGTACCATCAGTTTTGCCAGGACATCAAGCGCGATCTGTCATCCATCGAAGCTGAATATGGGGGCGTTCCTACTTTCAAGGAGTGGCTCGCGGAATATCGACACAATGAGACTGGCTTTGAAGAGGTGAACCGCTATGCGTGAAACCATCAGAAACTTACTCGATCTTTCGTATACGCCATCGTGGCGCGAGATCCTGACGGACCTCGCCGGTGCCTTAGCCGTATTCGCCATCCCTGCGCTGTTCGTGCTGTGGGCGGTGGCTTTTGGGTGGAGCGATAAATGATCCGCCCGTTCCTCAGCACCCTCCTCCTTATCAACGGCTCCATCGCCTTAGCCTTCGGCATCTTCTACGCCCTGGTGAAGCTGTGCCTGTATTTCAGCGTTTCGCCTTACTGGGCCGGTGTCGTTTACGTGGCCGCATACGTTGCATGGTGGCGCAATGCCAGGAAGGAGGCTTGCCATGTTGAGGCTTAGCCTGCTTCTTGGCCTGCTCGCCCTCTGCCGATCGGCACGCGCCGATGGAGTGGACGGCGATGGTATTGTGGCCGTGCTGTCCGCTCCGGTGGACGCGGTGATTGACGCTGCGTTCGATGCGGTCGGATATGACCTTGACGATGGAGACGGCGATGACTGAGCCCCTCATGTGCCCGATGTGCCCATTTACGCCGCTTGATGCCGATGGCCGCTGCCCAGATTGCTGGCGCGAATGGGAGGAGCGCGAAAGCGCCGGCGAGCGCTATATGGCAAGCAAGCGGCGCCGTGTCAGGATTGTCGCCCCTCTCGCTCAGGGCGCGAGGATTGACGACTGCATAAAGCCCTATGAAACCCGCGAACCCGACCAACACGGAGAGTGAGCATGACGCCCAAAAAGTTCAACCGTGCCTTGGGAGCGGCAATCCGGGAGCAACGCCTCGTGCGCGGTCTTACAATGGAGGCCATTGCGCAGCAGCTCGGCTTCACCCACCAACAGCAAGGTAAATACGAACACGGGCAAAATGCCTGCACGGCGCATCTGGCAGCAAAATACGCCACACTGTTCGGAATTTCCATTGCGGCCTTTTACGAGCTTGCCGGGATGCAGGAGTATAGAGAGCCGTCCGCCACCGATAATGATGCCTTCCTCGCCGCCCGGTATGTATCTCGCATCCCGGATGAAAAACAGCGCAGCGCCCTCATCGACTACATAAGGAAGCTGGCTTATCAGGGAGGCGAGGCATGACCGACGCCGACAAATTCTGGAAGGATTTCGACGACTGCCAGGCCCAGGTGCGCGCGGAGATCATCGCTCACCGCCGCGTCGTGTCATTACGTCCCGATATGACGGTGGAGCAGCGCGCCATCGTCGCCATTGAGGCGTTCACCGCGGCCATGGAGGGTCTGGACCATCAGGGCAACTCCATTTCCGCCAGCGCGGAGACGATAGGGAAGCTCGAAGGGTGCGCAAGAAGCCTCGCGCTATTGCTCGGGCGTCTTCGGATGAGGCAGGGCTTGATGCATCTTACCGGGATATTCGGGAAGGCGCCATGAAGAAGAACCACGACATTATCGAGATCGCCGGAGAGCTGCGCCACGAAACGGATTTCACCGCCCTACTCACGGCTTTACTTCGTCGCAAAGATCGACTGCTCCGGGAGATGGCAATAGTGCGCTTGGCGGAAAAAGTAATCTTAGGCCCGACCGGGTGCTGGAACTGGACAGGCCATATTTCCAGTAATGGGTACGGCTGGACAACGTGTTTTGGGAGGCGGCAGGCAGTCCATCGAATCTCCTATCAACTGTTTATTGGACCGATACCTACCGGCTGCGTTCTCGACCATCTCTGCCGCAACCGCTGTTGCATTAATCCAGAGCATTTAGACCCGGTTACCCAACTAGAGAATATGCGGCGCGGGATCGGTTTTATAGCCGCTCAAATGAAGCGAACAGCATGCCCTAAAGGACATCCACTCACGGGCGACAACCTTGTTACTCACTCTCTCAATATTCATGGGAAGCGGACATGTCGCAGATGTAGAGCCGATAAGCAAAGTGCCTACTACTACAAGTTAAGAGATGAGATCAATGCAAGGCGGCGCGAACGGCACAAAACATTGCGCGCTCAAAGGAGCAACAATCCCAAAACCATGCAGATGGCCGAATGGGTTGCGCTGGAGAAAGGGCTTATATGACGCTCACCGCTCCGATGCTCAGCAATCCGCCACCCGGATCACCCGAATGGCTTAACGCTCGAAAGCACGGAATTGGTGCAAGCGAGACTGCCGCCATCCTCGGCCTTTCCCGCTATAAATCTGCGATAGATGTCTATGTCGATAAGACGAAAGAAATCATTTCTCCCCGGCCCGATTCTGCTGCCAGCAAGCGCGGCAGGAGGCTCGAACCCGTGGTCTTGGATATGTACGAGGAGCAGTACGGCGCCATCCATCGCAATCCCCCGCAGGTCACTTCCGAAGAATATCCGTTTATGTTTGCAAGCCTCGACGCCGCGCGAGTAGATGACGGCCGCCCGGTCGAGGCGAAGACGGCGGGCAAGTTTGTGGCGTATCAGTGGGGAGAGGCAGAAACCGATGATATTCCGCAAGAGTATCTCATACAGGTCACGCATCAGGCCATCGTCGTCAAAAATGAGTACGCCGATCTTCCAGCCCTCCTGACTCTGGACGACTTCCGAAAATACACAATAACCATCGATCCTGAGCTTGCCGGAATGATCATCGAGGGTTTGCGGCTTTTCTGGCAGCGTGTCGAGAACCAAGAGCCGCCCGAGCCAACAACGGGCGAGGAAGTGGAGCGGCTGTATCGCAAATCCGTTCCGAACCCTGTTGAGGCAGATGAAGCCACGATGACGGCATTTCGGGAGTTGCTTGAGGTACGCCGCGCCATGTCGCCGCTGAAGGCCCGCGAATCGAAGCTCATCGACGATATCAAGTTATTCATGCTCGATCGGGAGGCTCTGATTGTGGACGCCGCGCCGGTGGTGTCATGGAAAACGGCAAATGGAGGCCGCCGCATGGATGTAAAGCGCTTCCAGTCTGACCATCCTGCCCTGTACGCCCAATACCTGACACAAAGCGCGGACAGCAGGAAGTTTCTCATCAAAGGAGAGTCCAATGCCACACCCTGATCAACATGAAGTCCAGGTTCAGAACGTCGATACCGCGCTTGCCGAGTTGGTGACGCGCGCCGAATATGACGTGCAGATAGCAACCGCCCGGAAATATCCACGCTCGATTAAAGAGTTCATCAACCGTGCAACCGAAATGGTGACGCTCAATGAAACCGTCGCCGACGATTGCATTTATGCTCTTCCACGTGACGGGAAGACCATTGAGGGGCCGAGTGCACGCTTCGCGGAACTCATTCTCCATGCCTGGGGCCACACCCGCGCAGGTGCCCGCATCGTGAACGAGGACAGCCGCTTCATAACTGCCCAAGGTGTCTGCCACGACTTGCAGAGCAATACGTTGATCGCCTATGAGGTCCGCCGCCGCATCACCAAAAGCAACGGAAACAAGTATTCCGACGATATGGTGGGCGTCACCGGCAATGCTGCCAGCTCCATCGCCCTGCGAAATGCCATCACCAAAGTAATTCCGAAGGCGCTATGGAGCCCGATTTACGAGGAAGCCCGCAAGGTTGTCGTCGGAGACGCAAGCACGCTTGCAAACCGGCGCGCCAAAGCGCTTGAGCATCTTCAGAAATTCGGGGCGACCGCGGATATGGTATTCAAGAAGCTCGCCGTGAAAGGCGTCGAGGAAATTACACTCGATCATCTTGTTGTTCTACGTGGAATCGCCACTGCTCTGAAGGAAGGCGATACCACGGTTGATGAAGTATTCGCCGACGAAAAGCCCGCACCGGCCAGCAAGACGGACGCCGTGAAGGAAAAGCTGAAGGCCAAAGCAGGTGAGGCACCTGCACCGGCCAGCCAGGGCGCAGGCAATTCCTCCCCTCCCGAAGTGAAGCCATCGGAACCCAAGCCCATCCTCCCCACGTTCGACATCAACGGCTACAACATCCAAAATGCTGAGGGAGTTAAAGCCGCAGCGCACGCGCTCATAGCCGTCCTCTCCGCATATCCACAGGAAGACCGCCCCGGCGTGTTCCTTGGCAGCTCCGGCGTGATGGTGGTGGAGGCCATGCGGACGCACGGCCTTGCGCTCGACATCAAGAAGATCGAGGCGCTTGGTATCGTGCTTCCGCCGGAGCAGCTCGACGGGCCGCCAGCGGATGAAAAGCCCACCGGCAAAACCATGTTCAAGAAGAAGGCGGAAGGAGCGGCGGCATGAGCTTTCACCTTGAGTTCACGGAACGGCGGGCTTCGGGTTACATGGATGACATCTTGGCCCTGTTCAAGCCGGGAGCGAAGATAACCGTTGTCGTCCGGAATCCCACCGTTCCGGGCGACACGGATTTCATCCTCACCAGCGATGACCTTGACGAGGCTGTGAAGGCCATCCATCGTCAGCAGCGGCGCCACTCCAAGCTGGCGAGTCCGACATGAAGGTCACGCCAATTATCATGAGCGCGCCCATGGTTCGCGCTCTTCTGGAAGGTCGGAAGACGCAAACGCGCAGGATTGTAAAACCTCAAACACTGTTTGAAGGAAAAGACGCCATTATCGCGCGCTTCCCGAACCAACGAGGATGCCCCTACGGAGAGTCCGGCGAGTCATTCCTATGGGTGCGCGAGACATGGGCGCGCCACTATACATCGATGGAAGGTATGCCGGTCCACTACCGAGCCGATCTACCAGTTGACCCTTCTGATGCCATGACCGCAAACCACGCGTTCGGACTCATGAAGTGGAAGCCGTCGATCCACATGCCGCGCCGTGCATCTCGCCTCACACTTGAGCTGACCGGCGTGCGCGTGGAGCGCCTTCAGGACATAACGGAGGATGACGCCATTGCCGAAGGCATAGAGCCGGTCCTCACCGGCGCCAATGAACACTGCGGATGGCTCGATTATCAGCATGTCGGGGAGGGCGTAGGCTATTTCCCGAATCCGATTGATTCCTACCACAGCCTTTTCAGATTGCTGCATGGTGACGACGTGGTCGGAAAGAACCCTTGGCTCTGGGTTCTCCATTTTTCTACCCACCAGGTCAACATCGACACCTTTCTTAAGACGCGGGAGGCGGCAGCATGATTATTCCCTCAAGCTATCCATCTGAAGCAATTGCAGCCTGCATAACCGGGCTCATCATGTCTGTAGCGATAATGCCAGTTTTGATCTGGGCTACCAGAAAGATTTTCGGCAAAGACGCTTGGTATGAAGGCTTTCTGTGGGGTTCTTTTGTCGCCGCCCCGTGGGCCGCCCAAGTAATTGATCCCATCGTTGACGCGTGGCTCAAATGAACAAACCCACGACAGCTACAAGGAGGTTTCCGGCATGAACCCTTCCCGCCGCCGGGCCGAAGTGACCGGCAGATTCGTTCAGTTTTTCAGCCGCGATACGAAGATCGCCACCGTGCGCTGGCATTCCCGCTTCAAATGCGAATACCGCACGCGCAAGGACGCCATGGCGGCAAAGGCAGCGTGGGAGGAACGGGGGAAGATTTTGTGGCCGGAGGATGTGCGGAAGGCTCCGGAGCCGAAAGCGGCGAAGCAGCCGGTTCGGCGGTACAGAGAAACGGCTCAGGGGGAGATGCGGGTATGAGCAGCGCGGAGCCTCTAATCCGGAGTCCATCGACAGGTCGGCGGGGAATCAGATCAACCCCGTTCCGCAGTAAAATAGATCGCACCGTACAAAGCGCCGCAACCATGAAACCACTACATCCGGCTGGCTCCAAGCACCGAACGCCGCTGCAAACCATTCATTTGCTGGCGCTGTTAGCCTCGATCTCCATCTTTTGGGGTGCAGTTCTTCCTGGCATTGTTGCGTACGAGGCTCATGTGTTCGACACAGCTTCGTTGCGGCAACGTGTACTATCACGTTACCCCGATGCCGCGGCGCTCTTGTCTCAGTACGAGAACTCCCAGGCCCAGACCAAAAAAGCGCTCGCATCGCTAGATGCCCAGGTGATCGCAGGAACCTCAGGCCCTCTTGCCAGCGTCACGGCCCTGCGCCAGGCCTATGAGCAAGAACTCGCGAAGCCCGCGCCCATCAGCATCCAACCCTACAGCTTTCATCTAATCGATTATTTCTGGCCGATCATGTATTTCGGCCTTGCCACTTCGATAATCGTGATCCGCCCTTCCGACGATTATGCCCTCAGGCAAGACATCCGTGGATCTGTGCTTTGGCTATCATTAGGTATCTTCGTGTTTAGCGCAGGACCATTGATGTGTCGCGTCTTGTTGGCTACACAGCTATCGAGCGGTCGAACTGTTTACGCGTGGACAAATTTCGATCTATCGCCCGCTTGCTTTTTGATGCAGCTTGGTAACTTCGTGGTGTTTTCCTTGTGCCTCGCCTTCATCTGGAGTCAGTGGTCCTCGTTTACAGAAAGCAATCGTGTCGTTGCTAACCACCAGGTCCAAACTGCCACGATTGACATCAACCTACTTAGCAATCTTACCCGGCTGCTGTACCGCTGGCAGATAACCTTCATTTCAATTTCTGGCGGTTTCATTCTCTACACTGCAATTTTCTGGAACCAGATTGTGAGACACAGGGATGCGCGATTCTACTTTGAGGCCATAGTGGCGCACGTATTGTGGATTGCAACCATAGTGATCACTGTGGGGCCATTAGTCGCCACGTGGCGCGCTTGGCATCAACAAAAGCTAAGTGCTATCACGGCTCTCATAAATGAAACCGAAAAGCCAACCGAGAATCTCGAAGCCAAGATCTCAGCGATTACGGATCTCGATCCCATCCCAGGCTGGAATCTTACGGCATCCGCTGCTGCCGTCATAACGTCTCTCATCGGTCCTTTTATTCAAGCCCTTATCAAATAGTGTCCGGATGTACCTAAGTCCACTGCTTTCCCGTCCGTTGTTGGCTCCCGGTGCCTGGCAGAACGCCGCGCCATCGCCGCAAATTCGTTCCGCCCGGCTTCCGCGCTTCGCTTGTGCAGCCGGTTCCCCGCGAACTCATCTTGCGGCCGCGCCGCGCCCTGCCCTCCGGCACTCGCCAACAACTTGAACTGAAAGGAAACATCCATGGCTACCAAATCAACTGCAAAGCGCAAACCTGCTCCGACTCCGGTGAAAGCCCCGAAAACCCGCCTCAATAAGACAACCAAAGAATTGCTCCTCACCCACATGGAGCAGCAATTCGATTCCCGCATCGACGATACCGAGCTTCGCGCAACATTCGAGCGGCTCCTGCAGGCGACAAACGGAATTCTGCGCGCGAAATATCCCGAGGCTGACATGCCGACGCTCCGCAAATATAACCTTGCTCTGGTCGATACGTGCCTGAGATTCAACCGCAACGAGACAGGGCGGCTATTTTATCTCCGCTTTGGAGGCCAGACCGACATTGACAAGCGCCTGGCTGATGTTCCTTGCCGGGGCGGTTGTCACAACAATGATGTTTTTCCAGTCGATGCCGATTTTGAGAAGCTGGCGGACACGTGGGAAAAAATGGTTGAGGCGCGCGCCAAACGGGTGTCGGACAAGCGCGCAGAGTACCGCGGCTTCCTCGAAGCCTGCCGCTATTTGGAAGAAGTCGAGGCGGTCGTTCCTCTCACTGACGAGATGCGCAAACAGATCGGCGCGCAGAGCCGTAGTCTTGCCGTCATTAACCCCGAGATTATCAGTCGCATAAA